TACCAAGGTATTTAACTACATTGTGAGCACGATCAAAAGCATAGTAAATGCGTCCTGAGAATGTTTCGAATGTGGCCATATACTCTTGGCGAAAGGTGCGTTCATCTAAGTCCTTGCGGGCTTGATCTATTTCTTCTTGTGGGACTTGTCCACCGTCTAGTGTAGTGAATGAGAATGATTGCCAGTTGGCAGCGTCATCCTGTGTGTTCTGGTAGATCTCATAAGCCCAGTTACCAATACCTTTGGGCGTGCCGATAAAGAGTGCTTTGCCTGCTTTGTCGGACAGGGTGGGGCGGAGGGTTTCATACCAGGCTTCTGGGTCGATGTCCGCGAACTCATCAAGAACAATAAAGTCAAGACCCACGCCACGCAGGCTATCATAATTATCGGCACCCTTGAGACTGATAACACTACCGTTGACAAGAGTGATTGTAAGTTCTGTTTCATTTGTTTTAGTCACCCAGTTGAGATCTTGTAGTTTGTTCTTTAACTTACGCCAAACTATTTGTCGTGCCATTTTGTAGGTAGGAGCCACATACCATACATCCTTCCCAGGATCCTTGGCGTGGTAGCATAACTCTCTTATAGAAAGGTGGGTTTTACCAAAGCGACGACCCGCAACTACCACCCTGAATCGTGCGGGGTTTTTGGCCACTGTGTCTTGTGCTAGACTAAGCGGCATTACTCATCGTCACTCCACGGCAGAGGTTTCTTGTCTTCAGTGTTCACAGGCACATCGCTCATACCCAGCATATTCTTAGCCAAGAATATTTGCACAGCGGCATTGTGATTACGGCAGGCATTGTCCAGCATTGCACGGCGTAAGGCTATCTTTACCTCCTCACGCCCTTTTGTGATAAAGGCGGCAAAGTGACGGGAAACATTGCTTTCTTCAATGCCAAAGAAGTTAGCAATATCACGGTTTGAACACCCCAAGGCTGCAAGTTTTTGCACTTCATCTGGGGGAACAACCTTCTTGTCACGGCCAATAGGATAGCCTTCAATGACACCTTCTACCAATTGTTTTTCTTTTTTAGGCGGCTTGAGAGAGACGGCCCCGCTGTCGTGTGTTTCGTTCATACAGTTATTTATTCAAGACCAAAAAAAAGCCTGACTAAAACAGGCTTATTGGTTGTTTTGCATCTTGAGTAATTCTAGTTTGGCACCTTGCTGTATGACTTCGTGTCTCAGTGCGTCAACCATTTGTTGCAATTTGCGATTGTTGAATTGCAGTTGTTGAATGATTTCTTGTTGATGGTTATACTTATTGGCCAGTTCTTTCATAATCTCAGAACCGTTGTTGATTGCTGCCGCACATTGCATTAGGTTCTGCTCGCATTGTAGCAGGGCTTGATGCGGGTCCCAACCCGTGTTAAACATATCATCCATCAAGTATTTAACTGCCGAATCCAATCTGGAATCTAATAGGCTGTAGGCCTTCATAGCAGTTGCCCATTATGGCTGAAACATACTCAATGTCTTCCATCTGCTTGTTGGTCAAGTCACGCTGTGGGGGTGTCTTGAACATCATATTGTTGATCATACCTGAGATGATTGAACAAGGAGTGTTCTGACCCAGTTGTCCTTTATGCACTTTGTCCGTGCGTTTGTGCCACCATTGATCTCTTACCCACTTTGAATCATCATCTCTGTTTTGATCTAGTTCACCCATCAATGCCACATAACGCACCAATTGGGTCTGTATCCAAGCCAAGTCATCTGTGTCGCATTCACGATATTCTGTGCCAGCGGCTGTGTTCTTGGGTATGTATTTTACGATTCTAGTTGCCATTTCCGTTTCTCCTTTTTGTAAAGACCAGTTCTTCTTAGATGTTCGTGTCTGGGTATGCACACCACATTGCCCAAGACCCAAGCACCTCGTTGATCTTCTCGTGTCAAGCAGTAGTCATCAATGCCACGACCCTTGCGTTCCCAATGCCCCAACCATAACTGTCTAAAGTCGTCGAATGTCAGCATCCAAAGTTCTTTGCGATAGTTGGCCTGTGCTTTCATTTGGCTCCAGGCACAATACTGCTGGTGTGGTATTTCACCTTGCACTTTCCAACAATGGGGTCTGGGTCCTTTTCTGCTCATATGTTTATTTATAGTCGCCCGTAAATAAGTAGATCAAAGTGATTGTTATTCGTTGTGATCGCCAAACAATTGATCGCTGAACCAATGCTTGATCTCTCTAGCACGAGTTTGGGTAACTCGAACTGTTGCGGCACCCTCACCATCCCAGCGGATATGTTCTTGTCCCCAACTGCCCTTGTAGGTTCGGTATGGTGCTGATTTGAAGTTGTGAAAGAACTTGTGGCGAGGATTTTTGGGTTCATACACTTCAATCACACCCGTGCTCTCAAGTTCTCGCATCTCAGTGGCTGAGGCGATTGTGTGTTCTTCTAGCGTTACTTTATACATAATAATATTCCTTGGGAAATTTTTTCATTAAACCAGTAAAATAATCAAAAGTTTTATTCAAAGATCGTGCGGCTGCCGCCCTCGATGGAAACAAACCGTTTGGAGTCATAAAAGGTTTGCCAATATTCTTGTTGCGGGCTGGTCGACCTTTAAGAGAGGCACTTATTTTAGCACGAGTCTCTTCAGAGACTATTTTGCCTTTGTTAGCGGCTCTTATCTTATCACGAGTCTCAGGAGTATGCCGCTTTTTTTTGCTGGCAAGACTCATTTTAGCACGAGTCTCATCTGAACACTTTTTGCCTTTATGGACCTTGCTCATAAAGTCACGGCCCTCTTTTGTTTTTAGATAATGAGTAGAGGCACCCCAAAGTGGTCTTGTATTGTTATTCAATAATAGCAGTTCAATGTCAGTCATTATTCGGCACTCCCGAGATAGTAACGATCACTCATACTGTAAAGTCTGCTATAAAGTGTGGCATACTTTATGCCCAACACTTCGCTGGCTTCACGAACACTACTAAACACACCATACGGTGTATGAAACGGCTTTGCCATAGCACGGGCTCGCTTACTCACTGCGGCTTTGCGTTCAGTGTCGTTGGACCAGCGTGTTTTTTGTCCGTCACTTATATTTTGAATAGCCTTGGCACTCAACTTATAACCACCTTTGTTGGTAACAACACCCTCACGATGAAGGCGTTTCATCATCTCACTTTGACGCTTACGCCACTCGTCATTATGAATAGTGCCGCAAAGTTTGGCTGGAGGTATATTACCAAGTAACAGTTCGATATCAGTCATTATGCACTCTCCAAAATACGACGGGCACGGCGTTCCCAGTTCTCGGGACGGCTCTTCATCTCGCGAGCGATGGCCTCGGGCATACGCAAGTCCAGTCGTCGAGGCAAGTCCAAGTTGTCGAGGAAGAACTTTAGTAGTGCTACCTTCTGCTCTTCGTCGAGTGTAGTGTCCGGTGAGGCACTCAAGTAGTCCAGTTCAGTCATAGCATAAAAAATCTGAGCATACTGATCTGAACGATCTTCAAGTGCGAGGTGGAAGCCGGGCATACGACTGCGAAGTGCGTCCCAGTGATTGCTCATACGGCCTTTGCCTTGGGCTAATCTCACATTGGTAATAACTATCAAACTGCCGTCAAAGTTAAACTGTGAGTTGATGGGCTGACCCGAGGGTGACTTTATGGCAACACTACTGTGCCAGCCGATTTGACGAAACTTGTTATCAGTAGCCGCTTTGACGATGTTCAAACCGATCTCGTTAGTTAAAATGCCGTCACAGTCATCGAGCACTACTATTTTACCAGCCTGACGCATAAAGTAAAGCAGTTGATATAACTGAAGTGGAGTGGCGTGACTGCGAACGATAATGTAGTCATCGTTCTCGATTTTGCCAGCGGACTGGAGAGCACTGGTCACTGTGTGCGTCTTACCAAGTCCGGGGGGACCGTAAATAACGGCACTGCGGTGAACACCACTGATCACGCCGCTGATGAAGTCATTTAAGTCCGCATTCAAATCAGCGACATTTGAGATACGCTTCTTAAGTCCGGGAGTGAATACTGGGTCTGCCAGTATCTTGCTCACTGCGGGATTACCGAAAAACCCGTTATGCGTGGGTATGACGCTTTTTGCTACTTTAGGCATATTTCACCCTTTCTTTGTTAATAAGTGTTTATTATAGCACCGAACTTGCATTGTGTCAAGTCCGGCACTCTCCGATTTAGTTATTAGAGTTTTCGAATGCTTCAACTGCCGCATCCAATTCACTTTGGATTTGTGCTTGTGCTTCTTCAAACTCGTCCAAAGCATAGTTCAAATCGCGAAGTTGTGATGTTGCTGTGGCACAACCATCAACACTTTCGTAAATTGCTTCTTCAAGTGCAACATCATTGTCGCTTTCCAATGCTGAACGCAACATTGCCAACTCTCGTTGCAAATTTTGTCCGTAATAACGATCAACGATTGATTCCATACGCTCAACTGCTTTGAGCATTTTTGCTTTACTATCCATTTTGTGACTCCAAGTAAGTTAAAAAAATGTAGTGCATTTCTCTCACTACAAATATAGTATAGCACCGAACTTGCATTGTGTCAAGTCCGGCACTCTCCGATTAATTCCAGCCAAACTCACGGAATCGCAAGTCAGTGTGAATTCGTTCAGCACGGATCTCCAGCAAGTCAGCCTCAATCAGTGCATCCACTGTGCTTTGGTGATCACCCAAGTCCTCCAATTGATTGCTGTAAACTGACTCGATAGCCATTTCAGCCCACTCTTCTTCAGTGGCTGTTTGATCCCCACCAAACATATTGTCATAGTTGTTGAATTGGATCATTCCCAATCCCACGCATACTTCAGTGTCAGTGCCACGAATGAAAAAACGGATTGCGTGGGCGGGTTCAGTTTTGATTGTCTCTGAAAACAAATTTATAACATTAGTCATTTTTCAACTTTCGTAAAGTTCTGGTATGCAATATCGCTTTCCCAGTTTCATTAGTATAGCACCAAACGGCTAAAGTGTCAACCAATTGTTTGTTGTAAAAAAGCCACAAAAAAGACCCTTTGTTTACAAGGGTCTTTGCTCAGTAAGTTCCCCCGTTTCGCGGACCACTACGGGGGGAAGTGGTAGAACAAGGGTAGCACCCCCAGTCCGCTGTCACAACCTAACGGAGTCACTCGTTGGTTGAAGTTGTTCTAATCGTTGTTGTGTCTGGCGTTCAAGTCTTCGCCACGCAAGATATTCTCCGTGTGCCTTGATCCGGAGATTGCGAAAGTATTCTCGATTGGCTTCCAGTGCCGCAAGACCTAAATTGGGTTTGGGATCAGTCATTGATATTCTCTTTGGCGTTCTTGTTGTTCTTTTTGAGCACGACGAAGTTCTTTAATTTTATTTATGGCTTGTTGTTTTTTTAGTTCGTGTTTGACTGCTTCTTGCTGATTTAGACGACGGATTTGTTCCATCAGTGTTTCGTGTGTGTTCATTCTGCGGCCTCATAATCTGTCCAGTCAGTGTAGAAGTCTCTTTCAATCACTGAATAATTATCATTTTGACAATCTAATCGTTCTTTGCCAATTAATGTAGCATTGTCACGAAGCCATTTAACATTTAGATATGTGTGTGGCAAACTGGATTCATTAAACTCGTAATGTTCTATTTCAAGATTGCTGAGCATAGCACCGTGTCCATCAGTTATTTTCATAATGCTATTGAATATTAGTTCTGTGGTTAAGATATCATAATTCAATTCACTAATTGGAAATTCAATGAAAGTGTCACCATTTAATTTATATTCAATATTAGGACATAATCCATAACCTTCTGAATTCGAGTTTTTTAGATGCGTATGAAACTCTACAAAATCACCGAAACATTCTGCGTAAGTGGAATAAACTCTCGCTTTCATTCTGCTGTCTTTCTGTGTGTTAAAAATATAGTATAGCAGGGAACGAGGCTGAAGTCAATGGGTGATTTAGCCAAACTGCGTCGATGCTGTTTTTGCACACGAGTGATTTTGGACTTCTTGCGTTTTGGTTTTTTGCGGATAAGGTATGGGCCTTCGCTTATGCCACCCTCAATGAGTTCAGTGGCATCTTCATCTCGTAGCCAATCGAGAAACACATCGTGAAACTTACAAAATAAACCAGCAGTGGGTTTATCTTTATTCTTAAACTGCTTCCACCTGATTTCACATTGGCAAAGATTATGTAAGTCAATATTTTTAAGTTTCATATTGCAATGATACTGTCTTTAAGGTAAAAGAGCAACTTCGCTTTCGCTCATTTGCTCTGTTCTGCGTAAAACCACTTCGCCCTCTGGGCTCGTTCGTTTTACTTGAACTTATCTCTCTTTCCCAACTCAAAAGAAAGAAATCCAAGTGGCTCATTAGTAAATGACAACGGATTGCGAAGCAAGCCAGTTAGGCATTTGCTAATAAGCAAGGCGGACGCAGAGCGTCTGACTTTCTTATGTGTAATGTATTTGACGCACAATACCACTTTAATCATTTAATCTCACTGACATCTTCATAGGTTAGCAACACGCATTTTTTTATGCGTGAAAACCAGGACACTATCGTTTATCAAGTTTATACCCTTGGCTGTGTCTGCCTCGTGATATAAGTTATTAAATCCCCACGCCTCTCTTTATGCTTTCGCACCCCTCTGGGTCCGCACCGTGTTTGACTTAGGCGTGTCCGCCTTATCATAAGGATAACTCATATCATCGTTGCCAATATGTTCTTCGTCAAGCGAATGAGATACTGACTACGGGTGGGTCGTGTTTTAACCCCGTTTCTAATGCCTAAGTGGATTTGCCAATAATGCCTGGTTATGATTGCCTGTCACACTTATTTAGCAGGGACCTAAAATATCAGGGGTAAATGTGGTAAAAGACGAAACCCAGTAAAGACTGGGTTTCTAACAGGGCTCATCTCTAATGGCAATAAGAGATTACTTTAAGTGTGACAGCACTAACCAATATCCAGGTAGAATATAACGGAATCTGTCCCTGCTACTATTATTTATTCCGACTGAGAGTTTTCACTGTGTATTGTGATGATTTCGTGATCATTTTCAAATGATACTTGATGGCCTGGATTGAGTTTGGTGCTGTAATGATTGTAGGCTTCGTTATTCGATACTGTGTATTCGCCAGTGTCTTTGTTGAGATATCGTTGACAGGTCACGCATCGTTTACGCCAATGTAGGCCTAGGCTTCTTGATGGATATAGTTTGGCAGTGACTTCACGACCATTGGGGCAGTGTTTACCGCAGTCTTCGCAGGTTGTGGCACAGGGCAGTAGGCTAACTAGGGTGACTGCCATTGTGGGATTTGCACCATCTACCAATGTCACAGCCAATTCAGGTTCTGGATCGCCTTCTACTATGGGTTTGGTTTTGCCACGGGCTCGTCTAATGCCTTCTTTGACAGAGGTGTTGCTGACCTTGTCTATTCGCCAGACTGCTACTTCACTAAGTTTTCGTTTGAATTCTGCGTCGTCCATTGTTCATATAACGGCCACTTGCCTAGGGGGCAATGAGCACCAATTAACCTCGTCTTCAGTGTCATAAAGCATCCGCATTGTTGACATCTGTTAAGTGTAGTTAGTTCTGGACAACTTTCGCATATAGCCATTCTGGCTTGCTGTAAATCTTGTGGTGCTGGCATTAGTTTATGCTTTTTACAAATTCCAATAACACGGGTATAAAGGTTGCACCACAAAGAATAATCAAGATGGCCCAAATTCTGTTGTCAATCTTGTCTACCTTGCTTTCAACACGGTCAATGTCTTCTGCCATATGAGCCAAGTGATTGGTCTTGATTACTTCAATCTCTTTGGCAAGTTCTTTGAGTGTCATTATGCTGATCTCGCTAGGACTTTGACACGGAAGTTTCTGCGATCAATCAAGCCCATTGTGGTAGTCACTTGCACAGTCACAGTATAGATCTTGCCCAACTGTCCTTCTTTGAGTTCTACATAGGTTGAGGTTGAGGTGCGTCCTTGACTATGTATGGCCAATGGATCTGGATCGTTGGCTCTTGCCGTAATGGTGTAAGTGCTGGCAGAAATGGTATCACCTGTGGGCAACCATTCGCTCCAGTCGAATGTGTAAATTAATTGAGCGTGAGTATCCTTTTGGATTGTTAGTCCTTGGATGGTTTGCTCAAATCCTGAAATAGCCATATGCTTCTCCTAAATTGTATATATGCGAGTCTATTGTCTAATTTTATGTATGCGAGTCTCGCTTCTTATTACATACACTCTGGTTTCGCCTGGAATAACATACACAATGTTATCCAATCTTATTTCACGCACTGTGACCACAAATGTCAAGGCTGACGCAATGTTGGCCACAGCACCAAAAGTATATCCACTATTTGCTGCCAATGAACTATTCGCAGTCAAAGCGGCACTGAAATTACTGTTGTAACCACCTTGTGCTGTGAATTGACTGTTGGTTTGAATTGCGGCAGTGGCAACACGATTTCTAGTGCCTTGCACCGTCATTGTTGCCACAGTAGACAATGCGGCTTGCAATCCTGATATTTCTACGACCACACTCAACTGAGATGCCACAGTGGCAAAAGCCGCACTGGCTGTGATTACACTTTGTCCCGAAACACTAACAGCACTGTTGGAAGTAACCGCTGATGCGGCGTTCTGTATGCGATTGGCTATAACATTCACAGTGGCAACGGCTGCTGGCAGAGTTGACGCCACACCAACCATTTTCATTGCGGTGGCTGTTAAGGTAACTGCATCAAACAATGTGCATTCTATTTTGCCAAGATTGATACCTGTGGCAGAGACTTGACTGACTGATCCTACTGACATTGCAGAGAATCTAATTCTATCGCCTGCGGCACTTTGTGCAAAATCACTACTGAAACTACCAGCGACAACTTTAACCACCACTGCATTTGCTGTGAGTGTGGCAGATGATTGCAAGGCACTGGAGAATTGTTTGATGTTAAATGCAGTAACCGTTAACTGCGATGTAATGGTTTCAAAACCGCCTTGTGCTGATGCTGTGCGACTTCCAACAGTGGTTACAGTAAATTCGCAGAGATCATCCGCAAACAATCCTGCCAATCTTGCCACTGCAGAAAGTTGTGAACTGATTGCCTGTGTGACAATGACAGCGTTTCTGTTAGCAGATACTGTGGTGCTCTGCGAAACCACAGATTCTATATTTGATTGTGTTACTGTGGTTTTAACTGCATCGGCACTGACACTGACAGCACTGGTTATATCTAATGTCAGTGATTTGATTCTTGTGGCTGTGGCTAAAAGTTCAGCATCATCAAATGCCACAAGGTTGATTTCTTGGGTTTTACCACCAATTGCGGTAACACTGCTTGATGCGGATATTGCGGCTTGACCTATTACAATGTAACTAACGGCTGCTGATACTGCGGCTTGAGATTGTATTGCGGCTGCACCTAGTAAAGTGGCACCTAGGTCTTCATTGCCGTTGTTGAACTGATATAAAAACAGGGTGTCTTCAGTGTTGGCCACAGTAGGTGCAGTGTAGGTAGTCGCACCGTTGTTGGTATAATTGCCTAGAGTCAACCAAGCGTAACCAGTAAAACCAGACATAGTCTTGCCAGCAAAAGTATACGGGAATCCTCCACCAAATGTCACAGTTTGAGTTTTGGGTATGACCCATCCGCTGGAGTTAAAATTTTCGTTGAACGCAACTCTTACGCCATTAACATACACAGCCACTCGTTGACCACCAGTGAATGAGATTGCCAAGGTGCCTGGGCTGACCGATGCAAAACTTGTGCCAAGACCTTGGCCACCAAGAGTAAGTCCTTCACTACCTCTAAACCTTAATTGAAATGCAAAATTACCTTTGTTGCCTAATGGAATATTCAGTATTTCTCTGTCCATTACATCAAGACTAGGAGATCCTGAAGCACCTAATGTAGTTTCATAATACCAATTGTCGCTGTCTAAGGCTCTTAGATCACTGACTCTGGTTGCACTGTTTACTAAATTACCATTACTAAAGGTGCCAGTTAGTGTCTTAGGTCTATCACTGCCCGCATATCTGCTAACAACTATACCACTAAATGCGGTTAGTGCAGACGATGCTAAGGTGCGTTTTCCACCATTGAAGAATACTGTGCCAGTGGATTGTATCGATGCTGACACATTAGTTGTAAAGTTTGGAATACAATTAATGGCAGCAACACCAGTGCCTGTCAAGTGAGCATCACGGATCTTTCTTGCAGCCGCAGTTAGTGCAAATTCTGAACTTAGGCTGACTGCTGAGAATCGTATTCTATCACCCTGGGCGGATACTGTGGCAGTTGATGTTGTGCTTATTACCGCACTTCTAGTAACGACTGCTGATGCACTGACTGAACTTTGAGCAAGTGATATACTTTCAAATGGTAGGATGACACCAGCACCGCTGACAAAAGAAAACGCAGCCTGCGTCTGTAAATTGACATCACGGCTGCGTAGTCCTGCAATTATGGCAGAGAATATAGCGTCAACATCTGCGTCAGCACTTCGTTCGACCACAAAGTCAGTGGCAACATCAAACACTGACGAAGCGGCAATGTTATTACCGCGAATTCTACTTACTTCTACAGCAATAGCGGCATCACCAAACGCAAACAAGTTGATGTCAGTGATTAATCTAGCCTGGGCAGTTTGTTGGAACACAGAGGCAAAGTCTGCTGTGGCATTTCTTGTTCTTGTGGCTTGGCAAGAAACTGTGGCCTTGGCTGATCTGTCTTCTATGTAACCATTGACAAAATATCCTGGCTCAAAATAATCTTGCAAAGATACATTGGCATTAACAATTTTATCTATAGTAACTGTAACTGTGGTCTTTATAGAATTATCGTGATAATAACTGCCATCAATGTAATTGCCTAGATAGTATTCACCTGTGACAAACACGCCACCCCTAATGTTGTCAATGTCGCATTGTAAAAATGCTCTAGACACATTGGGTTCAGTGTAGTCCCCAAGGAAATACCCTGGTTCAAAGTAATTCTGGGGACCGCTGGAAAACTCTTGGATGGCCACTGTTTATTCCTTAGGCTGTATCATCTGTAAATGTTGTAGAATTATTAGTTCCGTCTGCGTGTATTAACAATTTGGTGTTAGCATCGTTGACAAATGCGGCAGTAGTTGGTGTAAAGGTGGTGGTGTAACGAGCCGTGTTGGAAATGCGGAGTTCATCAAGGTATCCATTTAAACTTAAATTGTTGTCTTCACGATTACCTATATACAAAGCACTCTGACTGCTTAAACTTGCACCAAGTGTGGCAGCAGTCCCACCTGAAACTCCGTTGACATATATTGTTAAGGTATTTGAATTTCTTACCAATGCAATGTGATTCCAGGTGCCTGTTGTTATGTATTGCGAACTTGTAATTTGCGGATCAGTTGGATCCGCACCTGTGTTGTTAAGATATACGTGAGGGAAGATGTTGGCACCAGTTCTTCTTATTTCAATGCGAATACCATCATCGTGATAGAACACTGCGTGTCTGTCACCTGCGGCAATTGCAGTTGTGTTTACAAAAAATTCATATGTAAAAGCCCCTGTGCCAAAATTAAAAGGATTACCAGTATTTGAAACATTCAGTCTATCACCAGCACCATCAAACAATGCTGATGCACTACCAAACTTTGATTGTGCTGTAGATATCTTGGCATTGCCGACTGCAGTAATGGTGATAGCGGTTCTAGGTGGGGCCGCTACTGCATAGGTAGCACCAACCATTGATGATAGAAAGCCACTCATTATGATACATTCCCAGTTATGATACAGCGTGTTCCACTTAGAAACAGGATGTTGCAAACACCTCTAGTGGCCAAACTCACTGTGGCCTTGTCAGTGTCAGTGCCGCCAATATAAGCATCTGAAATAGTGCAGGTAATGGTAATGGCTGCGGTGTGATTGTTTACAACCACAACCACATCACCTTCTGCAAATGTAGAGTTAGGTATGGTGATTGAACCACCACTTGCCACTTGCACATACTTGCCCACATCGCCTACTGCTAGGGTGTATGATCCACTTTGGGTGCCCACTGCTGGTAGGTCTCTAAAACCTACAGGGTTGGTGCCATCCACAGTGGTGTTGGTTAGGTTACCACTTGCTGGTGTTCCTAAGGCAGGTGTTACCAATGTTGGTGAAGTGGCAAATACCAATGCACCTGTGCCAGTTTCATCTGTGACTGCTGAGATAAGGTTGGCAGAACTTGGTGTTGCTAGGAATGTAGCAACGTTTGATCCCAATCCACTTACACCTGTGCTAATTGGCAAGCCTGTAGCGTTAGTCAATGTGCCACCACTTGGTGTGCCTAGAGCACCACCACTCACTAACGGTGTAGCACCATTAGAAGCGGCTGTGATACGACCTTGAGCATCAACTGTAATTGAAGCGTATGTATAGGCAGCAGGTGTTACTGCGGTATTAGCAACGGCTATTGCACCTGTTGAACTATTGTATGAAATACCAGTTGAGCCACTTAGAGCACTACGAGCACTTGCATCAGTGTATTGTGTGATAGTAGAACTGATAGCACCATCAGTGATGCTAATGCCTGTGCCTGCTGAAATATGAGCACGAACTTCTGCGGCACTTGGGCCAGTGTAAGTGAATACACCTGTTGATGAATTGTAGGCAAGACTACCATCACCACCTGAGTCTGTTACACTAACTGCGGCTCTTGCACCTGCGTCAGTATATTGTGTAATGGTTGTGGCAATAGCACCATTGATAATTGTTATACCAGTTGATGCTGAGAACGCATCACGGGCTCGCTGTGTGGTAAAATAAAGATTGGTTGAACCTTCAGTAACTGAGTCTGTTGATCCAGGACTTGCTGATATCTCAACATAGGCTGATCCACTCCAACGATAGATCTTGTTGTTGTCTAGAGCAACATAAATCTTTGATGTTTCACCAGTTACTGGAAACCCTGCTTGATTGGCATATTCTTCTACATCATCAACATAACTTGGCAATTGTGCTGAAGCAACCTTACCACCAGCGTCTAGGCCAGCATATCCATTGTTTTGATTCTTTGCACTTGTAACTTCTAGTCCTGAAAAACTTGGACCTGTATAGGTAAACACACCTGTGGTATTGTTGTAGGCAAAACTTCCTTCACCACCTGCGTCTGTGGCAGATACTGCTGATCTGGCAGCAGAGTCAGTGTATTGAGTGATTGTTGAACTGATTGCACCAGTTGTTGAATTGTATGAAATACCTGTTGATCCACTTAGGTGAGCACGGACTTCTGTGGCACTAGGACCTGTGTAGGTAATAACACCTGTGGTATTGTTGTAGGCCACACTACCGTCGCCACCTGCATCTGTGACTGATATTGCTGTTCTTGCATCGGCTGTGGCAAAGTCTGCTGAGCCATTTGATGCGGCTGTGATACGACCCTGTGCATCTACAGTGATTGAGGCTTTGGTATATGAACCTGCTGTTACTGCTGTGTTGTCTAGATTTAGTGTAACGGTGTCGGTGCTCATCACAGACGATAATCCAGTGCCACCTGCAACGGTTAGTGTATCATTGAGATCCAAGGCCTGTGTGGTGCCTGAATCACCTGCCACTGATACTGTGGCATTTTGTAGGTTTGTGAAATTAGCATCACCTTCGCCGAAGGTTAATTCACTGCCCTTTCCTATTCTTGTGACGATGATTGGCTTAGCCATTGAAAATCTCCTTGTAAGTAAAAAGAGGGTGCTAGAACACTAACACCCTCTACGAGCCTATTAGGCTAAAGATACTGTTAAGTTACCAGAACTTACTTGGAAAGTGTCGCCAGTTTCGATGGTCTTTGCAGTTGTAACTGCACCGTAGAACAACACATTGCCAGCACCTGCTGTGCTACCGTCCATAATGGCGATGTGAGTGATTGTGCCCCAGTTAGCAGTAGCGGCATCGAATGTCACTGTTGCGTTGGTTGCTGATGTTCCACTTGAAGCGGATGCGAATGTCACTGCCTTACGAGCATAGGCAGAAGAGGAAGTTGTTACTTCGTCTGACAATGTTCCTGCTTCTAGGTTAGCGGCTGCGTTTGTAGAAGTGTTTGTGAACAGGGCCAAATAACGAGCGGCTGGCTGTGAGAATGCTGTGGCTGTTAGAGTGTGGTCTAACAATTTGTTTTCTAGATAATTTGAGGCTGCTGACATAATAATCTCCTTGGTTGATATGTTGTCATAGCAGACAACATATGGTTGTCTGTTGTCATCACTGTCTTCTGACTGTGTATTTAGTCGAAACCTAAATAATCACTGAAAAAAGCAAATAAAAGGTAAAAAAAGTTAAAAAAAGTTAGAAAGAAAACACTCTAACTTTTCCTGCGGACTCGTTGGTTGATACTACAAATTTAGTTCCGTGGATGGCCACATCAATGGCTCCGGACACTGAGACCGTGGCTTCGAGACTGCCATCTAAGATGTTAAAAATATGAACTTGGTTGAAGTCCGCAACAATGGCGTATCTATGATTTATGTCTACACTCTTACCAAATGCATCGCTTTGTTGTGGATCAGGATTGGCAAGTGTCTGCACAAGATTACCATTGGTTAAATTGAAGATATAGGCTTTGCCCACATTACTGCCTGCATCGGAACTGGAGATATCCTCACCTGGTGCACCTACCACAGCATAGTTTCCATATATGGCCACAGCACTACCAAATTGGTCTAGATATTGTGTAGAGAATGGATTTGGATTGTCGATGGTTCTAATCAAGTTACCTGTAGATGCTGAATATTGATACAGTCTGTATGTGTCTGTGAAATTTGCAGTAACTCTTCTAGTGCCAACAATTATATTATCACCGTAGATGTCTACAATAAATTCGCGATTTCCTAAAATAAATTCTACATTTACTGTTCTTAATAATTGTCCTGTGCTTAATGAATATATAAGAACAGAATCGGTATTCTGCCCTATAACAATATAAGTGTCACTGATAGCCACAGAATAGCCGGTGTAATAGTCAGTGGCATCGTTTGGATTATTTAATGTATAAAGAATTACACCTGTGGGTATGTCAATCACATAGGCTCGACCTTTAAACGAAGTATTAGATCCATCTTCATATGGTGCTCCTATCACTGCATAGTTGCCCGACACAGCCACAGCAAAACCAAATTCATCGTCAGTGAAATTTAGAGTCTGACTTGCATTGGGATTGCTGATAGTTCTAGTTAATGCTCCAGTTACCGATGAAAACACATAAGCAATACCATTGTTAGTGCCATTGACATCATAACTTGGTGCTCCTACAACAATATTGGTTCCTTCAAATGCCAACGCACGACCAAAGCCTGTTTCACCGGACGCAGGATTTGTTATCTCCACAGTTTGTGTGGTAGTTACATTCAAAGCAGAGGTCATTGATGACACGGTATTCACTGTTAAACTTGTGTTTCTTCTTCTTGAATTTAGAGTATCTGAAAAGAACACAAAATTGTTGGTCAATGCTTGATTAAAAATAAATCGTATTCTGCTGTTTGCACTTGATACAGTTTTGGTAAATTCAGAAGCCAAACTTGAAGCAAATTCTATAACCACTTGGAATTCAGGTAGACTTAGACTAAAGTTGCTGTTCATTGTAGACAACAGTTGTTTGATTCTAGTTATTGTCAGCAGTGCCGGAAAACCAAAAGGAGGACTAAAAGCACTAGACAAGGTTGCACTGGCCACCGCTTTCATTGTGGGATTAATAACAGTCTGACTTACACCAGCAAACAATGCGGCAAACTTGCCTGGGTTGAATATAGCAACCGCTGACAAGGTGCTGACACTGGCCACCACACTTTGTAATTGCTTTATACGCAATGCAGTTTTGGTAGGGATGCTGAAAACTGCGTTGAATGCAGAACGGAAAAACTTTGGTATTCTAAATGTGACAAAACTAGGAAATTCAGGCGAAGGTGCATTCTGTGTGTTAGAGCCGTATTCAAAAGCACCGCTGGGTAATTGTCTACCTCGATCTTCTAACTGCCATCCTTCTTGAAAATTTAGCACACAGTCAATGCCTTCAGGCAGTCCTTGAAGCACCAATGCTTCTATGTCAATTTCAATGTAGGTTGGGAATTCACAGACTAAACTGCTGGAGACAGCAAATATGCCTTGACCGCCTTTGGTTGCATAACGCATTGTATGAGACAATGTCGAAGTTGATTCTAAATCACTATAGGTGCGTCTAGTTCTACGCACCACGGCAGCAAGTGTGGTTGTGTTTGTAAGTGCCGCTGATATATTTTTATCAACTACTCTTACCCTAAAGGCATTAGTTAGTTTTGCGGTTGCTGTAAGTGTGGCCATTGTTATCCTTTAATCTTGAAATGGAACATTGTGTTGAAACTTTACCACAGGGTCTTTTGCACTTACATTGGTAAGAAACACGCCAGCGGATGTTGTAATATTTACAAAAGCATTGCCTGGCACAGTTTTTCTGTCCGTCTTCCATCTTAATTTTACACTGCTGTAGGTCAGTGGGTCACCAGCAGGTGCAGTCATTGTTGCTCCCTCTGTGGTCCATTTAATAGTAGTTGAATCACTGATACCTGGCCAAGCCAAATCGCAGTTGGCATCAATGATAACACCTGCTGGAATGTTCATATAGTAATTGGTAGCACCTGACATCATTTGACTAGGGTTTACTAATATGGTTCTATCATCTACAAGTTCGCTGTTGGCAGTATCAAGATTGTCTGCACCACTGTTGGCACCTTCATAGATGTCACCGTATTTCTTTGAGGTAAATGTTCCGCGGAGATCAATCTTTTGAAACAAGGTGCCAAAAACGCCGCCAAATATGCTGACCTCTGCCGGTGATGAGGCTTTGACCTTGATTGGCTTGTTGAATGTGATTTTGATGTTGGTTCGCTTGGTGCTCTTACCTCCAGGTGCAGGACAAAATTCTACATTGGTTATTCTCAATTCTTCTTGTGCAATAAGTCCCCAAGTCTTGGCTAAACTTGGTCTTGCCACTCTTAATGAAGTGGTAGCCTTGCCGCAGAATGTGCTGTTTAATGCTGTGCCGTCTGTGGTCAACAATCCTTGGGGTGCGTTTATGATATAACGAGCATCTGGAGTTAATGAAGGAATTGCACCAAAATTAACCACTGTGGTAGTTACTCCAGCCACTGTGGTTGTAGTCAGTGTGGCTGCACTTACACTAAGACTGGCTGCTACTGTGTTTGTAGATTGTTCGGTGAATGTAATACTACCACTGCCTTCGATCACTTGAGGATCGCCAACCGGAGCAGTGCCAGTAAAGGTTAATTTTAATGTTTGCCCATTGCCACACAATGCACCACTTGGTTCAAATGTGTAGTCTATTTTGCTACGAGTCAAGACATCACTGGCATCAGTTTGTAAATTAGCAGGACCCATTGATGCTGGAGCATACGGAGTTTGGTCTATTTCACTGGTAGTAAATTTCCATATATCTGCAGATGACGGTGTGTAAAATTCAGACTGAGGACCTCGTGCATCATTGCTGTTGGCAGCATCATTTTCACAATCACAGTTGGTAACAATGCCTGCTGGCCATACTACATAATAATCACTGCCTGGGGCTCTTTGTTTAAAAGGTATTTCAACGGTATCTGAAATCACAGTGCAGTTAGCAATTGGCACCGTGTCGTAGATTACTCCATCTGATTGATACAAAACAAAACTGCCTGTGCCTTTGGCAATTGGAATAACTATGCCTTTGCTGTCGTCGGGATCAATTTCACCAAGTCCATAAACCCAGCCTGTGTCATCCGTGGCTCTGTCTACAGTGGCTGTTCTTTCAGTGCCTACTGCTGTGGCAGTAAATGGGTCACCAACTGTAGGGGCTGAGTTTGCAGTTTCACCTTCCCAACCCAATGATGTCCAATAGTTTTTTACTTTTAAATCGGTGTTGAGATTTGTTCCAGAACCCAAGGCACGAATTTTATATCGCTTGCCTACAGTGATTTCTAGTGATAGTTTGCCATTAGGAAAGTTTGTGGCTGGTGCTGTGGCAAACCATTGTGTGCCGTTGGTGTTATTAGGAGCACCGAACCAACTGAAATCAGTGTTGCCTGCTTGTGCAATGGTATATTTGTAGTCTAAGGTTGGCGTAATGGAACTTGAGGTTACAGGCACCGCTCCCAGTCTAGCCGCTTCAATTGAAAAGCGTATGAAATAACTGCCTTTGAAAGGCACATTCGAACTTGCAACACACACGGTGCTGTCACTGCCTGCAAAATTGTTTGCTGGCAAAGTCTGTGCCACTAATAATTTACAAGGGGTGGTTGGACCATCTGCCGGTGGTATATTTTCAAAGTCACAATCAATACAACCACTTATGGTTTGCCATTGTGCTGTGCCTTTGTTGTAGGCTAGAATGTCTTTGTTTTTAGCACCTGGCTTAATTTTAACTTCTACGGCAGGGCCACCTGTGGCCAACAAAGGTGTTTTGAAATCAATGCTGGTAGCACCAGTGGTTAGATTTACTGTGTCTGCTTTGACTGTAAGACTACTGGCCACAACCAAACTGCCACCCGATGCTGTGCCAACTAGGTCAACGCCTGTGGCACTTTGGAAGGTTTCAAATATTCTTGTGAATAGACTCTTACCAGTGTCGCCTGATCCAAATAGATCGCTGACCTTGCTTAACAATGATACCAAACTCAACGCACCCAACAAGCCGCCTGTGCTATCGAAAATTGAAGTGCTGGGATCCACAGCCTGTGTGGTTTGTCTTGGCACGAAGTTGACCAATCCGCTGACACCGCTGAAAGGACCTGTTGTGGCTGTGTTTATGCCTCGAGTCTTGACAACAAAATCACTGCTACTTACGCTATCATATTCAAATGTCACTGATGTGCCGCTGGTGTAGACACCACCGCCTACGGGACGCTGAACTGATATAACTCTATAACTACGGTTTTCTTCAGCAAGACTGACATCGTTGCTTAACCAAAATTCAAGGGCTTCAACAATGCCGGTTGGAGCAGTGCTTGAGATCTGGACCCTAGGACGAGCATCGATTTCTACCTTGCTGACTGTGGGTGTGCCAGGTGTGCCAATGCTACCGAATGTTATGATACCATTGGCATCACTGCGAGTGAAACGGAATAGATCTACTACACTATACACATTCACATTGTATTCCAATGCAGTGAGGTCCATCATCAATGCACCGTCGTTGTCCTGCTGTTCTTTGACAGCAATTATGCGGAACAGTTTGGCACTAAAACCAAATCGTGAATTAGTAACATCAATGACATCACCGGCTTTGAGATTGTAGTAGGTCCAATCTGTTTTGAATTGTATGACCTTGTCTATGCGGCTCTGTTTAAGTTCAATCAAGCCCAACATCTGTGCCTGAATGGGCTCATTCACAATGTCATAGGTTATGTTTAAGGTCTTGGGCTCTTCATTTGAGTTGAGACTGAACGGTGTCCAATCGGCTGGCACTGAACTGGTTGGAACTGCAATATTGTAGAAGTCTGCACTGTCGCGAAGTTCTCTATGTGGGAACTGCACCTTGACAGCATTGTATAAATCTTGTAGGCCTGTGCCGCTGACTGATATGTTGCCAATGATGTTGGTGTCATCGAAAGCAGCCACACTGGTTTCTGCTTTGTTGATTATGACGCCCCACTTGCCTTCGTGCGTGTCATAACTCAACCAACTTGCAGTAGCATTTAGTATGGCCTCTGAATTGTCTAACACGCTGTTGGCAGTGTCGATGAGACCGTTGATCTGATATCTATCGCCTAGGGTCTGTGCTCCGGTGCCTTCATCTGCATAAGCCACACTGGCTAGACTGTAGGTGTTGAGTGCAGTAATATCTGCAGTAAGTATGTCACCGGCGGCTATGCCTGCACCGTAAGTGGTGTTGGTAAGGTAATCATAAATGACATCGCCTGGTGTAAACATTGAACTGGCAATGTTAAATTTGACATCCGGTAGTGAAGTAACACCTTTGTCTCGGTTGTAGTCTACCTTGACCAATGCAAACACCACATTGGTTAGAGCATTGTCTGTGTCGGTCCAATTTGGAAATACTGATTCAGAGTTGGCTACTGCACCTGCAAAGCCCACAGGTAGTTGTCCTGCTGTTCTACCACCTGCATAAAAATAGATCTGTATAAGTCCGCTGGCGTTGCGGTCAATGTTGCCTCCACGATCTAGTGTGTAGTCAACAGTGATACCATCTGATTTGAATTGCACTCTTTGGTCATTGAGATAGACATTGTTTAGTAGATAGGTTGTAGCCGAACTGGTTGAATATAGACTACCAGTCTTTTCTGTTAGAGCCAATGCAAACCACATTGTCTTGTTGTTGTTGGTCATTACGGCATCAATGATGTTGCCGCCAAAGAATGCTGAACCATATAACACTGGTATCTTAGAATCAGCATTGGGCTTGACCTGTAGTCTTACACCTTCATCAATGTTGTTGGTGCCGCTATCCTGACCTTTGTTAGCACTCTTGCTGAGTCTGTTTACTGCATAGCCTAGTATGGCTGTTCGTGCCAATGTGCCAAATATGCTGTTGCCACTAACAATTCCTACAGCACTCTTGGCAAAGTTTACAATGCCTGATAGAAAACTCATTGTGGGGCTCCGAAGTTGAAGTTAGCACTCTGTAATGGTAGCACACGAGCCATATCGCCGCTGGTAAAGTCACTGGGGTTAGTGCGTCTGCCTGTGATTTTGTCTTGTAGCATTTCAACAACCGAAGTCACTGTAAGTGTTAGCACCACGGTGCCTGTGCTGGATCCCATATCCAAATCATCTGATATGTCGTAATTAGAAACAATGCCTTGAAACTTGCCAGCGGGGTTGCCAGCAATGCTTAGGAGTTCACCAGTTGTGACATCAAAGAAGCCACGGAATATTTTGCATTCACTGCCTTTGATTCTGTTGTCAATGATGTCTGTGACATTTGAACTAGGCACACCAGCAATGGCAATTGAGATATCACTAGGTGAAGCACGAAGTGTATCTTCAGTGCTGCCGATGCTTAACAATTGACCCAATCCAGTATAACTCAAACCCCCTATACTGTAGGCTTTGTGATAGTCACTGAATGTCAGTATGGCATACCCTGGTATGTCTAACTTCACAAACAGGTTGGTCTGTATGTTCTTGTAGGCACTAAGACTAATGGCCATTACAGACTCTCCGCAAACACAAACGGACCATCCCAGGCCACTTGATCTCTATCAAAGATATTCCAATTAGGAAACTTCACGCATATCACTGACCAAGTCACTGCCTGTCCTACTAATAGGGTGTAGGTGCCTGCGGCATCACGCAAGGGTCTGTGTAGTGTAATGGTGTTTGAATTGTGTGCAACATCAGCGGCCACGGTATAGACCTTGCCGCTTGCTCCTAGTTGTATGAAATCACCTGCTTTGAATTTAAATTGTCCGCCACTGAGTCCGCTGGTGCCACCTGTTATTGTCAAAGTGTTGCCAGAGGTTGCTGTGACTGTGATAGCCGAGACATTGCTGAGATTGCCTTGATAACCATTAAGCCAACTGTGTCCGGCAAGATTGATCTGTATGGTGCCTACAGTGACTCTGTCTAAGGCTTCCATCTTTTCAATCAAGCCACGGAAATCACTCCACCTGGGTCCATTAGGCAGTGACACTTCGAATTCCCATATCTGGCCACCTAGGCTTGTGGTTTTCACTGTGCCATCACGACTGGTAGTCTGTGCTACTTTCTTTTTCTTGTTGATACTGATTGCTTGACTGTAATCAATAACGGTTTGAAATGCTGTGGTCATTATTATCTCCTACCCGACGGTATGGTTCGTCTACCTTGTTCAGTGACAGCGTAGATGAAACTTGGATCTGACGCCACTAATTGTTTGAAACTTTGTGCATCTACTGCTGATATGTTGTAGTTCACGGTGCCGCTGGCTAATTGATCATTAGGTATAACACGATTGCCACCTGCACCTACCAATAGTTCTGGACCTCGTTCACCTACTATCACTGGACCATTGGTGCCTATTAGGCCACCTGAGGCAAAGCCTGGAATCAAATCACCGATAGTGACTGTGCCTCGCTTGCTGGTGCTGCCAAACAATCCACCGAATGTCTGTGCTATTAATGATCGCACTTGACTGCGTAACAGTTCTTCTAACACACTGTTGAGAAAGCCACGGAATTCAAACTTACCTGTCTTGGCAAAGTCTACAATTGAGTCTTCCATACCTTGTGTTATCTTGCCAAACACACGACCAGCAGTTTCAAAATTGTTCTTGGCTGATTCAGCATAGGTCTTGAATGCTTTTTCAAATCCTTTGCTGAAGTTCTCTTGATTCTTGAGATCTTGTTCTTGTTGTTTTTCTGTTATTGCCAATCTTTCTTCAAAGATAGCGTTAATTTCTCGTTCTCTTGCGGCTCTATCTGCTTCTGGTAGATCTTTGATCTGTCTAATACGACGCAGAATCTCTTCACGATTTTCTTCTATGTCTACCAGTGCTTGTAAATTATTTCTTGCTCTGTCAGTGTCACCTAGAGTTGCGTTCAATAGTTCATTGCGTTCTTTGATCTGATTATTCAATGTCTGCTCTTCTGTAATACGAGCCTTGGAGGTGCGGATAATTTCTTCTATGCGTTCTTTTTCTTTGGCTAATTGTTCTGCTTCACGCTTGGCCTTTTCTGCAACGGCTTCTTGTTCTCGTTTTATTGCTTCAGCACCGGCCAATCTAATATTGGCTCTTTGAGTTTCTGTTTGAGTTTCTAATTCCAGTTTCTTTAACTGAAATTCTTTTTCTTTTTCTAAAGCAGTGCCTCGTTCTTTAGAGAATATCTCAAGTCTGGCTTTGGCAATGTCAGAAGCGTTTTTAATATCAAGTTCTCTAAGGTCGGTTTCTTCTTTTAATTTTATAGCACTTTCTTTGTCTGCGAAGTCTAATAGAGTTTTTAATCTTTCAGTGTTGCCGGTCAACAGAGCATTCTTCTTGATTTCTTCTAAGGCTATGGCATTGCGTTTTTCTCTTTCTCTTATGTCAGCCAATACTGCAGGTGGAGTAGCACCAAAGTCTCCAGCACCGCCTGGTGTTTTGGCTCCGCTTTTTCCACCTTGGGACCCACGCCTTGGATCATTTTTAGCAAAGTCTGCTCTGGCCTTTAAGGCTGCTTCTGCTTTCTTTTGTTCTTCATTGAACGCCAGTCTATCTTTGCGAGCCTGCTCTGCCGCTATTTTTAACGGCGTTCCTAGTCCTACTGGATCTTTAATATTCGCACCAAATAGATTAAGGAACTTGGCCAAGTAGTCTGTGGGTAAATTTAAGATTTCACCTGACAGATTAGCCAGTCCTTCTACAATCGCAGCCAAACCTCCTACAATGCCACCATCATTGATGGCTTGGGCAAAATCACCAAATCCTTTTATTATTTTCTTGTTGATGTTTTGGAATAAGATATCTATCTGGTCATTGATTTTGTCTAACTGTTCAATGGCAGCGTCAAGTTCTGGATCAGGCAAGGCAGTAAGTTTAGCGGATTCTAATTTTCTAAAGTTCTTACCAAGTATGTCGAGAGCGGCATTGAATTCATCAGAAGTTAGTTTGCCTTCTTGAAATCTTGCAACAAGGTCTTTGAGAATATCTTCTCCTTCTCGCACCTCACCGCTGGCATCTCTGACAAATACACCTAGGTCTCTAAATGATTTCTGAGCAGTTTCGCTGCCACTGGCTGCTTCTGATATACTCTGCGTTAATTTTTGCAGTAATTGTCCTGCATCTTCTGAACTACCGCCTGCGAGAATCACACTGGTTTTAAAATTTGCAATGGTGCCTGCGGCAATACCTGTGGCACCAGCAATGTCGCCCATCTCGGAGGCCAATGAAAGAGCCTTGCCTCCTAGAAGACTCAATGCTGTTCCGGCTGCGGCTGCGGCAAGTCCAACAGGGCCTAGTCTTGCCACAATACCGTTTAGGGTATTACCTACTGGGCCGCCTATCTGTGCAAAACTACTGAGATCATTTTTAAGATCATTAACAGAATCACCAGCCTGCTTGATTTTTTCAGTGCCAACAGTTTTAAACCGTAATATGAAATCTTCTATTGTAGCCATAATCGCTCCTTACACCTTTTCGTCTAAGTATTTTTTTATAGCCTTAAGAGTAGGCTCACTCATACCAACACCACCTTTTTGTTTTGAATATCCTTCGTCCAATCGTTTGGCATAGGGATAATCTGCGTGTATGGTATCACCTTTGAGTCTTGTGTTTCTCTTGGCATTACCGCTGAGAATAGGAGTGTATTCTTTAAATGTGTCAAAGGCCACACGAGCCAAAGCGGTAGGCTTGGTATTCTCTTGAATATTGTTAAGCCGCATCGTGATGTTGTTGTTTGCGTTTTTCATTTTTTACTCTCTCCATCATTGCCTGCATTTGATCTACAGATAATTTAGGCGGTGCCTTAACTCCTGTGCTGGCTTCTTCGTGTATTCTGTGCTCCCAAGCAACCAACGCTTCAGTGACCTTGATATCATACAATGTGCCTCGGCTACGGACTTCGCTGGGCAATAGTCCATAGGCTTTGGCCATTCTACCTATACTGATGACTTCGGCGAATTCCCAGTCTGCTTCTCCGATTTCTTGGGTTTTGACTTTCCCAAAAAATCATTTACTCCTACTAACACTCCTAATACCAAATCAATTGGTAGAACCTGATCGTTATCTAACGCTGGTGTGCCATCTTCTTTGCGGATTAAACCACGCAGAAGTTCGTTTAATTCTTCGGTGTTTTGTTCTTGTTGTAGGCGATAGAACTTGAAGTATGTGTCTATGCCCATCTCATCTATCATCCAGAATGAGACTACTTCACCGTAACGACTGACTATGTCCTCGTCGGTGATTTCTATTTTTGCTAACTTGGGTATTTTTGCTAATGTTGAAATGTCCATCTGTTAATCCTTTTGTCTGTTAATCAATTCGTGTGCCAATACCAAGAGAAACTTGATACGACCTTGAGCCTTTTCTAGATCACCACGGGCACATTTTACTTCATTAGTGCATTTGGCAATCTCTGCTATTAGACTCTCTAGCAGTTGTTTGTCTGTTTTGTTATCTAAGACATCCATAAATCTTCGTTCCTTTGTATTTATAGGCAGGTAAAGAAAAGGGGGCTGTTATGCCCCCTATCCTGACTCGCTCCCGAGTTCTTAAGTTGCCGCTACTGTGTATTCGCCAGTCACTGTAATAGTGATTGGGGATACCCAAACAGGTGCATCTGCTGTCACAGTCGGTGCAAGGCCAGTGATGTATCCTGTGCCTTTGATGAATGTGTCAGCGGCTGCATTTTCAACTCTGATTATGAAGTTAATCAATGTCTTGTTACGACTGCAACCAAATAGACCTTGTGCTGCCATAGTATCTGAAATTGTTGATGCTAATGTCGTGCCAAAGAATGTGGCTTGATCAACAACAATGTTCATTGAAATACTATTTGTAGAAGTAGTAGCAACCTGCTTCTTGGCAGTTGAATCTAATTGACTCCAAGTAAAGACATCGTTGGCCGCATTGATAGTCATATCCTGTAGTGCAGGAATAGTCAATGCTGAGGCTTGAGTGATGTCACTCTCACTGTCTGCTTTGTCTAGCGTTAGGGTCACTTGATTTCCAGTGCCCGGTGCTGGGTTAATATATGCCATTTGGCAATCTCCTTATGATGATAATTTTGTAAATTGTATTTCTATCTCTGTTACCATAACATCGTTCTCATAACTCACAGCCACATTGGCTTCACGACGGTTTGTGCCATCAGCGATTGCAATGTTCTTAGCAAGTATGAGATCCTGAACTAGGGTATCATAGTTAGAAGGAACTGTTTTTGCGTCATTGGCAAAATAGATCCGAGTGCTTTGTGTTTGTTGGTTGATACTTAGCGTGCCTAAGGTTGCAATCAAGGGTTCTGAAATATATTCTACATTGTCTACATAAATCTTTTTCAAGTTTTTTCTGTAAAGCGGTATTGCGTTGTCACTCCAAGGCACTTCTTGTGAAAGAAGATAGCCTCCTAGTGCTAACGAATTGATATAATCAAGAACTTCTTGTCGCATTATCTCACTCTCTTAAGGTTGTATTGACCAGGTGACTTCTCATCAGAACTTATGGTTCCGGAGTTGTCAAAGTCATACCAGTCACCATTGGTAATCAACTCACCAAATAGTGTTTCAGCCTTGTTAGTGTAATAACCCATCTTCTGTCTTTCAGCATTGTCTTCGTTGCCAAAGTCTGCGATTGACGGAAGAATAAACTCACCTAGTGCAACATACACGCAGAGATCCGTAAAGTCATTAAGTCTTGCCTTAATTCTGTTAGGGTTCACTGCGGGAATGTCTGCTGCCGTATTGTAAACAGTAGCGGTGTCGCGAATCACATAGTAACTCCTCCACCAAGGTGACGAGCGTATCTTTGAAAGGATACGCTCTGTCGCTCTTATCAACTGTTGATCCACAATGTCGTCGGAGAGGCCTTCATTGGCTTCAAAGAGGCGTTGATCTTTATTCACCACATCTTGAAACTCAGCGAAACTTGTAATTATTCCTGCTTCTTCAATGAAAGCCATTCTATTCTCCTAATTACTCAATACTTGAGTCAAATTGTAGGTATTGAGCCGCATCACCATTGGTAATACCGTGACCATATATTGCCGAACCAACAATGTCAAAGCCACGCTTGGTTGCTTCACGCTGTGATTCAATGCGGATATCTTGCATCATTGCTAGACCAAATGCATCTCTGTGGAACAGAACTGAATTGTAGTCACCAGCAGTGCCAGTGTTGTTTACTAGACTAGACTGATAAACAGGAACGCCACCTAGTGTGCCCATAAAGCCGGCACGCAATGCGTCATTACCCACTTGACTTGCTGGGGCAGCAAATGTGCTTGTTAATACTTTGGCAATATCAAATGCCACATTAGGGTGTAGAACGATAGCACAATCATTAGATGTGTCATAGCCTTGAGTGCGTAGTTTAGCAATGGCTTGGAACAACAGTTCTGGAGTTGCTAGAGTTGAGGCACCACCAACGCCTGCTGCCAATGAACCAACATTGCTGAGAATGTCTGCGTCCATCTTGCGAGCGATTGCTTCGCCGAACAAACGACCAATATCTGCAACCACATTAGAAGCAGAAGCCATCATTGCCAAATCACTGATCTGTGCAGTCAAACCAACTTCGCTAACTGTTAGCACAGCACTGTTGGTAGAAATTGCTGTGAATGAAGGTGCTACACCCTCAGTCAAACCAGCCGCTGTCTGCTTAGGGTAGATAGGAACTGTAACAGTCTTACCTTGTCCTGCTGACAGAGTATAGTTGCGAACAAGTCCACGCATAATAGACTTCTCGCTTGCCACGAATAATGCTTCTGCAACGATACTTGGCAATAGGTCGTTGAGGGTTGTTGTGTTAGTAACAGTCATTTAAGACTCCTTTTATAAGTTAAGTTTAAGAAAGACCTTGTGTCTTTCTGTGTTCTCTATACAAGGCACGATGTTCTGGGTTGTTCATATCCAATTTGGTTACATCCAACGGAGCATTCGCCTTGCTTACAATATTGCTTTTGGAATTTGTAGTTGCAGGATTAGCAAGTTTGAAATGCGGATTCGAATCTAGGAACTCCCGCACTAGGTCCTCAACGCCAATGGCTTCACCTTTGTCATTGTATCGGACTGACCCCTTACCATCTACTACTTCTACATCACCACTGTCATTAAGTCTTACATTTGTTGAGAGTAGAGCCTTAACCTGTTCAGCATTTACCGCATTATATTTGGCAGCGGCTGATAGAATAGGCACATTCACTTTGTATTCTTTAATGACACTATCTCTCTTGGAGATTTCAGCATCCTTTTTAGCGGCTAATTCTTGTAGTGTCTTTTCAAACTCCCCACGCTTGATTGCTTCGGCTTGCTGTTTCTTAGCGGCTTCTTCACGAAGTTGTCTAAGTTCAACAGGGTCGCCTAAGTCTTCATAGGGCTTCAAGAGTTTCTTTTCCAACGACCCTTTCATACGGGCCATCATATTGTCTACTTCTTGTTGACTATAAGTTTTTGTCGCTTGTGCCTGATTTTCAGTTTGTTCAGTCGCCGCATCAGTTGCGTTATCTGTTACCAATGTATTATCTGACATTGTGCATCGCCTCCTTGGAGTGTTAATAAGTTATTTATATGAATGATTACATATCACGCCGATAAACGAGATCTTAGATCGTTTAACTGCTTTCTATTCTGTTGTATCAAGACCTTGACTGGTGTTGCAAACTCTCCATATCCTGGATAAGAAAACAACCATTCACAGTCAGTGTCTCTCTCATCTAGTTCTGTGGCCATTGTCTCAACAATGCTGTCAGGGTAATCAACCACATACATTCTTGCTTGATAATTTTCTAGACCCTTAAGGGTCATACCTGGCAACCAATCAACTATGTCAATCTCGCCCTTTTGGTATGCACGAAGACTCCAAGGGCACTCTCGTTGAATGCTCTCAAAGTATTCTAGCCAATTAACGCTTTGGTGGCTTCTTGCCTTTTCCACGGCCTCTGCCCATTGCTTTCTTCATCATCGCTTTCTCCTCTTTGGTTTTAAATGTTGGATGTATCCAATTGGTAGCAGTATTAGAAATGTAGTCTGCTACTGTGCTTGAAATCTTCATCAAACGAAATAAATCTATTTCACTGCGAGCCATATTGTTTTCTATCTTGCCTAACATTGAATTACAGCCTCGGTGTAGAACTCTTCTTATTATCCCAGATCTATGATCGTGGTCCAATACTGCCTTACCTTCATCAATGATGTCATTACATAAACCACATCGATGTCCTTGTTGTTCTATTAGATAATTTCTAACAGCAGGGATGTCTTTGTATTTTAATTTTTCCACACTTAACTTTCATCTTTGTGATAGTAACCCAGTGCCGCATAGTCCATATGTTCTTGTTCAGTGCGAGCAATGTATTCTTTGCCTGACACTGGGTCAATCATAATGTGTGGCTCGAATACAGTTTCAGCCGGAAGAACATCTTGACCTTGTAGCATATCAGCGGCAAAATAAACTGCCGGATCTTCACCTAAGAACTCTGCAATTTTACCATCAATCAAGTCAAAGACTTTAGGATTGGTAGCGGCTGCTTTGGCCTGTTGCAGTTGTGTGATTTCTTGTGCGGTGTCACGAATGTTGAATGAGCCTGGATATTCTATTTCACCTTGCCAGGTTGTGCCCATATAGGCACACCATATGTGCCACATCTGTTCTTCTGCCAATTGTAAGTTGTCTGCCTTCTCGCTTAGACGAGCGTTGAGCAATTGAAACTCTGTCTCCATAGCCACGCCACTCATAACCTTTGATTCAGTTGCACGAACTGCACCAGTGTTGGCCATCTTGTCTATGCTGGAGATTGAATGTTCAATGGCCTTGTATATAGAATCAACTGAAGCACCACCAAACTCTAGTAGGTATGGCTTCAAGCCTGGATCCAAGTTCTCTGGCATATGAATAATGCTTCCAGCACCAATGCCTGCCTGTGTTTCAGGTGTCTTGACTAGGCTAGGATGACTGTCCATTCTTAGACTTTGTTCAACCTCTGAAGTTGCGTTGTAGATGAACTTCTGTGCATCAGCAATGTCAGCAATGTCAGATATGCCAAAGCCACGAATGATTGAACGACCATTGTAGGCACACACGGCTGGTATCATACCTAGACCGTTGACTTCTATAATCTCTTCTTGAATTACTGATTTCTTGGTGTCTATGACTGAGGTTGTGATTGTGTCTAGTGTATAAGTCTTAACAGTCTTGAGATCGCCTGTGGTTTCTTCTAGGTAGCGGAAGTAACTTAGTGTAACACGACCGCTTGGTGCACGGGTATATTCCCAGTCTAGCACAACCATCGGAGTTAGTAGACTCACATAAGGTCTAACGCCTGCAGCCTGCTCATCGGCCACAGTGACTGCACCAACATTAGGCTTTGAAACCATAATCCAAGCGTGTCCAAACACTGACATCCAGCAGGCCACATCTTTCATAAATGCGTCTAGGCTGCGACCATCAAAGTCTGCATCATACAAGAAGTCTTCAAGTTCTGGCATTGCCTCTAGTCCCATAAACTCACGCTCGGGATCTTCACGGAACAAGAATGAATTGTAGACAGCAATCACTGACTGACAGTGGTTCTCTAGGGGTGTTGAATATATTCTAGCACGGTATTCATTGTCTGTCTCAAGTTGATAGCGTGTTAGGTGGTTAGCGTCTTTGTATTCTTGTCCACCAACATATGATTCTAGTAGATATTTCCACTGTGGAAAATAGGTTTCATAAAGTAGATTACCTTGCAGTAGTCTTTTAAGTTCATCTGATAGCGTTTGAATAATGTTCATTTACTTGTCCTTGTTATACCACACGGTGTCCCCAACGCTGTGGTATCAGCAGGCTTGGGTCAATATCTTTTCGCACTGGAAATAGGTAATCAACCATATAACCGAGTGCGTCGTTCATATGATCGTAGCCACTGTCTTTGTCAGGCTGGCTGCTACCTTCTTTGTAGGTTTGTCTTTCTAAACCTTCTATTGTATATTTACACTTAGGATCAATAATCAAGTGTCTAATGCCACTGCTTGAACACAATCTTGAGTTCACTGCATTGATACGATCACGGACTGGTGTATGGTTACGAGGTGCCTTGACAACGAATCCAGCATTGCTCAACAAGGTGACATCAGTGACACCACCTGCTGATGTCTTGCGTTGATTGCCAGCAGGATCAGGGTAGACCCAAAGTTTGCTTGTGCCGAAGCGTTGTTTCAGTTCCGTGATCACTTCTTGTGTGTTGGAACTAAAGATCCTCACTTCATCTATGATATGTAAGGTATCGCCCATTCTGGTAGCAACCACTGCTGACATTGGGTCTATGTTAAAGTCCATACCAACATAAAGAACATCAGGAGTATTACCAAGGTATTTAACTACATTGTGAGCACGATCAAAAGCATAGTAAATGCGTCCTGAGAATGTTTCGAATGTGGCCATATACTCTTGGCGAAAGGTGCGTTCATCTAAGTCCTTGCGGGCTTGATCAATTTCTTCTTGTGGGACTTGTCCACCATCTAGTGTAGTGTATGAGAATGATTGCCAGTTGGCAGCGTCATCCTGTGTGTTCTGGTAGATCTCATAAGCCCAGTTACCAATACCTTTGGGCGTGCCG